TACTAAAACAAAAGACAATAAGTTTGACGACTTAGTACACTTTGAGATTAAGGGATAATGCCTAAACAATTCAAAACATATACACGATTTGATGGCGGTCTTAACACTAAGACTAACTCACGCTCTATTGCTGACAATGAACTAGCGCGAGCTAACAATGTTATTGTAGACGAGTTTGGCATAATAAAGTCATGTGGTAAAGCTATTGATAATGATACAAACTATACTGACCCTAGTCTTGGTGGTGCACAACAAGCTGGCTATGGTTTGTTTCAAGCGGTTATGGATTTTAAGATTGATGGTACTAATACCCCTAGCGTATTTACATTTCTTGCTGACCCTAGCTCTGCTACAAAAATAGATATAAGCGAAGACCCAGCGCCTTTTTTAAAAGGAGTAGCGTTTGATGCAGATGAAATTGATTTAAACGTTACCTCTGCTGTAAGTGGTACATCAAATGGAGCAGCTGTATACGACATAGCTGATGGAGCTGTTAGAATATCAGACGCTAATTTTGGAGCAGCTAATACTACTAAGATATATCAGTTTGTAAAAAGAAAGCTATGGTTAGATAGCGATGGAAGTCACTTAGTAGTTGATGGTAGTTCGGCGCAAACTATTTCAGAGTACGTAAGTACATTTAGTGGTTTATATAGACCGTTTGAAAACCCGTTTATTGTAGGAGCAAGCGGAACTGGATACCCAACAAATGGCGGTTTAGTTATGACTGGAGATATAACGCAATCAGGAACATTAAGTAGTTCTTCTACTGTTGCAGGTTCTCCCGGAGCCGGTTTAGGTTCTGCTCACGAAGGAGCTTTAGATACAGGGGCTTTCATACTGATAAACTTAGAAGATAGCACTGAACACGCAATTACAAATGCTAATAGCTCTGGTGTTTTGACAGTAGCTACAACAGTTAGCACTAGCGCTGGAGATGATAATTATATCGTAGCGCCTGACCCCGGACTTGGATTTAACGTTGAAGTTACTCAACCCGGCAGTGGCACAATGACTGCTGGTACGTATGAATTTGCTCAAACTTTTATATACAATGAAACTCAGGAATCCTTACCTTCCATTATGAAAGGTACAATTACCATAGCTTCAAGTAAATATTTACAAATTAGAGTTATTGCTACAAATGGATACAATAAAAGAATTAGTGGTGGTAGACTTTATATGCGCGATAGCACGGTCAAAGGAGAGTGGGAGTTAATTACTGATATTGATTTATCAAAAGGATGTCGCTCAACTCTTGAAGGACAGCATACGGGCTGGACAGTTGCGTTTAGCCAATCAAAAGTTGTTCATTGTACTGTTAATATTGCAGCGAATAATGTAGATACTTTTGAAACATTGAATGGTTATAGTTCTTCTGTGTTAAACAATCACATTGCTACTTCTAGTTCTTCTGGTTATAAAACTAGCGCTATATCTAATAGAAGAAAATTTATTGCAAATGTAAAGACGGTGGATTCTACAGGTACAGCAGTACATCAACCAGATAGATTAATGTATAGTGACATTAATAAGTTTGATACAATCTTACCAACTAACTTTATTGATATTGGTGTAAACGATGGTGAAGAGTTTGTTAAGCTAGAAGCCTTCGCTGACAGGTTACTCGCATATAAAAATAGAACGTTATACATAATAAATATTGGTGGTGGTGCTGATACGCAGTGGTTCTTAGAAAGCTCACATCAGAATATGGGTGTACCATTCCATGCGGCTACAGTAAAGACTGCATTCGGTGTGTGTTGGGCTAACAAAAATGGTCTATATATCTACGATGGTAGTCGTATCTCAAACTTGCAGACTAAGATACTAGAGTCAGAGTGGGAAAGCTTTATTGGTTCTGATACTATGGTAGGTTATGAACCAACACACAAACATTTAGTTGTTATTAGAAGTGCTAGTGATACCGGTAGCAATAATGGTGATGCCTATGTCTATAGTTTTATTACTAAGTCGTTTACTTTTGTAGAAGATTTAGTTGCTGACAATGTAAAAAGCAATCCCATTACAGATATATATAACAAAATGACAATGGCTGTTAGTACTAACGAAATAGTATCGTATGATGGAGAGCCTGATGCTGGTACTGATTTTGATATTCTTTTAAAAGACGATGATTTTGGTATGCCGGGAACTGTTAAAAAGATTTACGGTGTAACTGTAGAGTATGCAAGTGGAGATAACGCTCATACTAATGGATTGAAATACTTTCACACAGATAGCTCAGGGGTAAAACAATCAGTAGTAAACGGTGGTAGTTTAGCGGCTACCGAAGAAGACTTAGACGTGAATAATGTTACATTTGGCTCTCCACTATCCGTATCTTCTTTTCAGGTACAGCTTGATTTAGATGGTAGTAGCGTTGACAAGATTAATAATGTATCTGTAGAGTACAGGCCAACAAGTAAGAATGTTACATAATGGCTATTGATAGAGAGAAAAGATTTTTATACAATACTAAAGGTATTGAAACAAAACTACAAGTTGGTGTACCAGCAAGAAATACTGGCAACGATGGAGAAGAAAGAATAGTAAAGACAAATGATGGCAAGTTACGATTATACAGAAAAGAACTTGGAGCTTGGTATTTCTTAGAATTTACAAGGACATAATTATGGCAAACAGTTTAATAGAATTATATGGCGGTGGAATGGCGGGCAAATCAAACAATTACCAGCTTGGTGGTCGTGTTGCTAGTGCGAAAAGACGTAGAGATTATCAAGGTGAAATGAGAGAGTTATCAAGAAAGCAAGAAGAGGCTAATCGCCGCAAAAAACGCTCAGGAACATTAGGTAGTATTGGTAGTATTTTAGGAGGTATAGCGGGAGCAGCTCTTGCTCCTGTAACAGGAGGCGCAAGCCTTGCTCTAGCTACTGGACTTGGTGCAGGCTTAGGTAGAGCTGCTGGAGAAAGTACTTATAAAAGAGAAGATTTTGGTGGGGGAAAATACGCACAAGAAACTAGAGGTGAATTAGGTAGGGGCGAAGATGAATATAGGAGAAGTATAGGAGAAAGAGCTTTAGTGACTGGGTTACAGTCAGCTGTTATGCCCGGAATGTTTCAAAAAGCAGCAGGTGGTTTAGGTAAAGTCGGAGCTGCTTTTGGCGAAGCTCAGACTTCTGCTGAATTATTTGGTTTTGGTGAAGGTCTTAAAGAGTTCGGCAGAGAATTGGGTACGCAATTTGGAGGAAGGATGCCTGTTGAAATGCTTTCTGCACCCACTACACTAGCTTCATCTGTTATTCCAGAAGTTACTTCCGCAGTTTCTCCAACAGTATCAACGGCTCCAGCTACTTTAGTACCAGAAGGAGTAGACTTTTTAAGTGGCGGGTTTGATTTATCAACCACTGCTCAACCTCAAGCCAATCCTTATGAATACTTTGG